CCGCAGCGAACGTCATTGACGGCAAATTCCAGTATCAGGGCAGTGCCAGATCGACCCGCTATACCGTCTGCTACGTCAGTTATAACGACCCTGATGACATGTACAACACCAAGGTCGAAGCGGTCGAAGACGCTGACGGGATAGCCCGCTACGGAATTGTCGCAACATCACTAACTGCCTTCGCCTGCTCTTCCCGGTCGCAGGCTCACCGTCTGGGGCTGTGGACGCTCCTGACATCTCAGAGGGAGACCCGCAGCGTCACTTTCTCCGTAGGGCTTGATGGAGCCATAGCGACCCCCGGGCAGATCATCCGCATTGCCGACCCTGCCATTGCCGGAAAAAGGATCGGCGGCCGCCTGCACGCCGTCAATTCCACCACGCAGGTGGTGGTGGACAAAAATGACGGCATAGCGGTGGGCGACACGCTGATCTGCACGCTCCCCTCGGGGAAAACGGAAGCGCAGACTGTTTCTGCGGTTGGTGGAACGGCTATTACCGTTGGAACGGCCTTCTCCGCCGCTCCTGAGCCCGAATCCATCTGGGCGGTTGTGAACTCCGATTTGCAGACGCAGACCTTCCGGGTCGTGAGCGTCACGGAGGGAGATGGATCGACATTTGATATTGCCGCCATCCAGAACGAACAGAGCAAATACGCGGCTGTCGACTATGGTTCGGCACTCTCAGACACAATCATCACCTCGATTCCTGAGAGTTCCGTTCCCGCTCCATCTGATCTGAAAATCACCTCGCATGAGGTTGTTGAGCAGGGCATCTCTTCAACCACGGTGACGCTCTCGTGGACGAAGCCAGAAGTTACCGGAGGAGTGGGGTATTACATCCTTGAATGGAAGAGGGATAACTCTGACTGGATAACAGTTCCACAAGTTGCTTCCTGCTCGTACGACATCACGAGCGCCTACAGCGGAACCTACCAGGCCAGAATCCGAGCCACCAACACGGTGGGGGTTAAGTCCCCCTGGAAGGCTTCGGACGCAGTCTCAATTGACGGGCTGCTCGCGGCTCCGGCCACTCCCGCAAGCCTTGTGGCTTCGCCCGAAATCTTTGGGATCACGCTTAACTGGGGATTCCCGAGCGGACTGAATATCCTCTCTTGCACGGAGATCTGGTACAGCGCAACGAACGACCGCACTGCGGCAACACTGCTCACCATGCTGCCGTATCCGCAGGCGAGATACACGCTTACGGGTCTGGAATCAGGGCAGACGTTCTATTTCTGGGCCCGGTTTGTTGATAAAAATGGACTGGCGGGAGATTATTACCCGGCATCAGCCACGGACGGGGTGGAAGGAACAAGCTCCACTGACGCCGCAGGCATTCTCGGCTATCTGACAAACAAAATCACTTCCACGCAGTTGGGAGGCGATCTGATGTCAGAAATTGGAACAGCTTCAAGCACAGCCACCGAGGCGAAGAACGCGGCAGACAATGCGCAATCAATCGTCAGCAGCATTGAATCCCAGATATCCCGCGCTCCGGATGCCGAAGGCGATCTGGCTGATGTTCTTAACGAATGGAGCAGCAGGGCTTCGATAACTCAGCTCCAAAAAACAAGCTCGAGCAATGAAGAAGCCCTGGCTGAACTAGATACAAAGCTTTCAGCCAAGATCAGCCAGAACTCGGCGGACATTGAAACAAACGCCACCGCGATCGCCAAGGCTGACGGAACGCTGTCCTCTGCCTATACGGTCAAGACCGGCATCACGGCTGGCGGCAAGTACTACGCCGCAGGCTTTGCTGTCGGTGTGGATAACTCGTCCGGAAGCGTGCAGTCGCAGTTCCTCGTGAACGCCGACACTTTCGCCATCCTGAACAGCACGGAAAGCGGCGGAACCGTGACCTCTCCGTTCACTGTTTCCGGCGGGCAGGTCTATATGGGTTCCGCCCTTATCCAAGACGCTTCGATATCAAATGCCAAAATTCAGGACGGAGCGATTACTTCGGCAAAAATCGGTGACGCCGCAATTACGAACGCGAAGATTCAGGACGCTTCGGTTACGAACCTGAAAATAGGCTCGAACGCCGTGGACTTCTACAAGATTCTGGATGGAGCTGTCACGGGAACTGCCGGGGCGAGCGGGGGAAGCATTTCTTATACGGCCGTTTCAGGCAGCAGGATGCTCATCATTTTCTCCTGCTATCTGAAAGGAGCCACATACAGCGATGATCAAGATCCATCTAAAGCCTTCTTTTTCGGGGGATCGGCGAAGCTTTATCGGAATGGAACGTACCTCACGACCTACTGCACCGGTGGGTGGTCTAGCAAACTCGGAATGGATCACACATTGACGTTTGCCTATTTAGACTCCCCGGGCTCAGCGGGAACATATACGTATTCCGTAGCTGTTTCTCCCTACCACCTGTCGGACGTGCAGCTCGAATCCATCGCCGTAATAGAGATGAAGAGATGAAAAGATGAACTACGCGATTATCGATAAAGCGACAGGGCAGCTCCTTAAGACCTTCTGGGGCGATCCGGCACAGCTGCAGGCGAATATCTTCGAAGGCGCCGAAGCCTTGGAAGGCAATCCTCAAGGCGACTGGTGGGATGGAGAGGTGTGGCAGAAAAAGCCCGCTCGGCCCTCGAAGTATCACACGTTTAATTGGGCAAAGCATGCGTGGGAAGACACCAGATCCAATGCACAAAAGGCCGCCGATGCGGCGGCTGAGCTTTCTGCGGCTAAGGCGTCCAAAGTCAGAGACCTGACAAAGGCCATGAGTGCGTCACTGGAGAAATTTAAATCCGGCTACCCGGAGGATGAGCAGTCCACTTGGCAGCAGCAGGCAGACGAATGCAAAGCATGGTTTGCCTCATCCTCCCCATCCGCCGACCTTGTCCCGTGGTGCGCAGCCTGCGCTTCAGCCAGAGGCATTGAGCTGAACGACTTCATGGACAAGGCCAAATCGCACGTGGAGGCTTACAGCAAGGCGTCTGCCGAAGCCGTGGGAAGGCGGAAAAAGCTCGTTGAGTCCGTTCAGGCGGCAGAGACGATTGATGCGGTCAACGCAATTTCTTGGAGTTAAAAATGGCATGGTACAAGTCGGGAACTTGCTCCGTTACGAGTGGGTCACCCACGGTAACCGGGACTGGGACGGCATGGGTCGACAACGTCCGAATCGGGAGCGATGGCTTTGTAGGCCCGGACGGACTGCTCTATGAAATTTCAAAAGTTGTTTCAGCCACGGAGATCACTCTGGCGGCGGCCTATAAAGGAACAACAGCGTCATCTGGCGGTTACGCAATTGCCCCGCTTCAAGGCTACACGAAAGAGCTTGCCGACAAAGCGGCCGCTCTGATCGATCAGTTTTCGGACGCCGAAGCGACAGCCGCAAGTTCTGCTTCAGCCGCCGCTTCTTCGGCGAGTGCCGCATCCGATTCGGCGACCGCGGCGGCGTCATCGGCTTCTGCGGTAAAGAGTTCGGCTGATTCAGCCAGCGCTTCCGCTACTGCGGCCAGTGGGTCGGCATCTTCCGCAAAGTCCTATGCGGATGCCGCGTCGGCATCGGCGTCCAGTGCGGCAACGAGTGAAAATAACGCTTCTGCGAGTGCTTCTGCCGCGGCGGCGTCTCAGTCTGCGGTCTCTGCAGACAAGACTCAGATCGAGTCAGATATCGCTTCTGCGCAGACCGCGATTGCCTCTGCACGGGACAACGCCATTGATGCAGTGACGAAAGCCGGCGGTATTTCTATCGTCCGTGCGGTCACGACACTGGGTGCTGATCTGGCCGCGGGGACTTCTTTTGCGGTACCTGGATACACGATGGGTGCTAATCGGCTTTTTGTCTATCTGGACGGGATCATCTGTCAGGCTGGTTCTAACGCTCAGTATGTAGAGAAGACATCCACCACGATTACTTTCAATGACACGCTTCCGTCTGGTCTGCAGATCGAAGCGATTTCTTTTGGCTAGGAGGAGACGGCTAATGCTTCCTGCATTGATAAACAAATTAGTAACTGTAAATCCGGGGGGGGGTATACCCTCCAATCCGGTGTTCTTCCTGACTCTGTAACCAGGGTTGTAGAGCACTATCAAAGTGACGATTGGCGTACAGGGTATCGGCGCTTGGCGGATGGGATGCTTTTGCAATGGGCTTGGGGCTCGTTCACAACAGTTCCCGATCAGACGGCGAGTTGGAGTGTTAATTTTCCGGTTCCCTTTACAACTCTGCCGATAGCCAACTGCTCTTTTCATGGCGGGAATTCGCCATGGTCTGCGGGGGGCTTTGAGGGGCTATCCCCCACGAACGTCTACGGCTTCTATCTTAATACCGCACCCAGCCAAACTTCGATAACTGTGATAGTTATGGTAATTGCTGTCGGTAAATAAAGGAACAACTATGGCATTTCCCGCTCTTTTCAAAAAACTTTTTAAGTATACGGGGGGGGGGTATGTTCTCTTAGATTCCGTTTTATCTGACGCGGTGGACCGCGAGGTGGCGCGGTATATCAGCAGCGACGGTCTGCAAGGCTATGTGAAGCATGCGAGCGGGCTGATTTTGGCGTGGAGTTTAGTGACGGTGTATCGGGGGCCAGAAAATGACACCACTTGGTCAGTAATTTTTCCCACTCCATTCACTCAGGCACCGGTCACTTGGGTTTCAGGCTATAGCTTCAATGTTCGGATATTCGCATTAAGTATTGGAAAATGAGGAAAGGTTATGACAGCAGTAGGCGATAAGATTTTAGGAGAAGATCTAAGGACCGAAGATGGGCTGGCAAGATACAGAACCATGGTGGAGTGGGCCAACGCTAATCAAAAATTGATCGTAAAGGATGGCAAAAATTTCACCATAACCGATCCGCCAGAGCCGACCTCGGAGGAATTGGCAAAAAGAGCTCGGGAGCGGCGGGATATTCTCCTTGCAGAGACAGACTACCTCCTTATGCCGGACTACCCGGTGAGTGAAGAGACGCTTGAGGAAGTTAAGGCTTACCGACAGGCTCTTCGAGACTTGCCGGAACAGGCGGGGTTCCCGCAGAACATTTCCTTTCCTGAAAAGCCAAAGGAGATCTAAATGGCGTTCCCGAAGCTTTTAAGCAAACTTTTTACAAATTCGGGGGCTGGTTCAAAGCTGAACCCGGGCCTTGCTTCCTCGCTTCCTATTGGGGCGATCACAGCTTTTTCTGGAAACTTCGACTTGACCGGGCACCCCATTTCATCTGGGGCGGCGGATACTTCGTGGAGACTTTGCGATGGAGGAGATGGGACGCCCGACCTTCGAGGGCGTTTTATCCTTGGTGTAAGCGCCGGTCACCCAGCTGGGCAGACGGGCGGTGAAGAGGTGCACACTCTAAGCTGGGGCGAAATGCCGCCTCATAATCATGGCCTTCAGGAGCATATATCTGCATCTGAGGCGAGTCCTTACTGCCTATCTTCAGGGGCCGGGGCATTTGTTGACCGTATTGTGGTGGGCAATCCAAATCCCGGGCAACGGTTTACGGATTCCGCTGGGGCGGGCTGGGCGCACAACAATATGCCTCCTTACTACGCGTTGAGTTTCATTATGAAAATTGCTTGAAGTCGAGGTGAAAATGTCAGACTTAATCCCCGACTTTGCGTCCCGTGTTTTGCTTGCGGTTGGCGGAATTTTAGGAGCCTTGTGCTCCTTTCTTTTTGGCCCGATTGATGACGCAATTGAATGGCTTCTCGTTTTTATCGTTGTGGATTACCTGTCGGGGACCTTTGCAGCTCTGAAAACGGGGCAGTGGAACTCCCGTACGGGGTTCCTTGGCATCACCAAAAAGATCATCATGCTGAGCCTCGTGGCGCTTTGCCATGGGCTGGATATCACTTCGGTTATACCTTTCGTCAGTGTCAGGGATGTGGCGGTCTTTGCTTTCTGCCTGAACGACTTTGGCAGCATTTTAGAAAATATTGAGCGCATGGGGTATGGGTCAATCATCCCGGCGCCGATCCGCAAGATGCTGAAAGCGATGGAAGATCGGTCTGAGGCGATGGTCGACGGAGTGGCAGACGGAAGCCAGGGAGAACTTCATCGAAAAGATTAAAACCAATCCATTTTTCTTAGAACAAAGCCCTTGGGAGACGTGAATCTCTCGAGGGCTTTTTTATGGCTGAGAGAGTTAT